AGCAACTGCAATTTCGTATTTTTTAATCACGGACGGAGAATTTGTATCGTCTTTCTTCGCATCTTCAAGCTTTTGCTTATTAGTTTCAAGCTTCTTATCTAACTCAGCATCTGTAAGCCCGTCAACGCCACCTTCTTTCTTTTCTTTAGATTTCTTATTAACAAGTGTCTTATATAGTTTTTCAGCGTCTTCATCAGAAATACCTGGTGCTCTATCTTTAAAAGTACTAGCACTAATCTTTTCAACCTTATCAAATTCTTCTTGCTTTATTTCACCAGCATCAAAGCTAACCTGCGCAGATATGTATTTGTCTATTTTCTCTTTAGCCTCTTTTTGCTTATCATCAAGACTAGCATCTTCTTTTGCTTCTTTCTCTTTTATTCTTTTTGCACTTAACTCTAATATCTTAGCTCTTTCTGCAGCACGGGCTTCTTGTTTTTTCTTCTGTTCTTTAGCCGTTTTAATATCTTTTTCTATTTGATCTTCATCTTTATCATCGGCATCCATAGTTGCCTCAGCTTTCATGTCTATTAAAAGAAGTTCATGTCTATTGTCCACATCTAATTTATAGGTGTCCCATAAATTAGTATATTTTTCATTATCGATTGGGTTATCATCAATCATTTTTTTAGTTTCTGCTTCCGCTGCTGTAATAGCCTGTTTTGCCTTTGCAGTAACTGCTTCTTTTTTAGTCTTAATTTTTTCTGCGATTTTCTTATTAGAACCTTTTAATAATTCATCCCTCTTGGCGTATATCTTATCTTTAATCTCCTTTTTAGCTTCCGGAGTTATGTCTTTTTGATTAACCTTATCAATTTGTGTTTTAATTTTAGCAGCAATCTTGTCTTTTATTTGAGCTTCTAGTTGGTCTTTTTTTGCATCAAACTGACCTTCTAATTCTATTTTAGTTACTTCAGCTCCTCGCTCTTTCTTTTTAAGGGCTGAGTATTGGCCCATTCTTGTAGAGTAGGCTTTAGTAGCTTTAAATTTTGCAAACATTTTAGTTAAAAAACTATCTTCTTCATTAATAGCCTCTGTTGATTCAAATAAAGCACCATCCTCAAACCACTCATCTGCTTCTAATAAAACTGCTTCTGTGATTTGCTTTGAGAGAGCATCTAAATTATTTAATATAGCATCAACATCTTTGATTATTTCAGCTCGTACCTCTTCACCTGATACTACATTTGCTACTGGAGCTTTAGGTGCTTCAGTTGGCTGAGCCACTACCTTATCTACAGTAATAGAAGCTATTTTTGTTTTGGCCGCCGGTGTAACTGATTGTGATGGTTTAGAAAGGTCACTTGCAGAAAAATCTTCTAGCAATTGAATCTTCTTACCTAATTTAATCTTTTTCATATTAATTTTTAAATTTTATATAACTATTCCGATAGATTATATATCTTCCTAAAATTGAGCAAAAAAAAAGACCCTCAATTAAGAGGGTCTTTAATATAAAATTTAAACTATAAATTATAGTTCGAAGTTCAATAAAGAGAATTTCTCATATTGAGTTCCTGGGTGGAATCCAGCTTGAACTAATGCGTATCTAGATTTTACAGCTACTTTCGGAGCCATAGTTCCTTCAACGATAGTTTGTACTGATTCAGCCATTAAGTAAGGCATGAATACTAATCCAGGTCCGTTACCGTCACCTTTTCTACCAACTAAGATCTCAACATCGTCGAAAGCTACAGATGGGTCAGTATAAACGTTGATACCAGCGATAGATCCTAAAGGATAAATTGCACCAGCAACTTGGTTTATAGTGTTAGCCATTGGGTATGCTACGAAACCAGCAACACCTTGTAAAGCAGATGCAACTTTTCCACCTACTACAGCGAAGTTACCAGCACCTCTTCTACCTCTTTGCGCGATTAAGTTACCAGCAGCTAAGATTGCAGTTAAGATTCTTCTGTGTGAGTCACCTTTAGTTTCTCCACCAGTTACAGCAATGTTCATAGTTTTAGGAACACCACCATCTAAACCGAATAGGTTAGTTCCAGCGATAGATCTCATCGTTAATAAGATGTGATTGTTAATAGACTGAGTTAATTCGTTAGTTAAAACTGCTTCTACTTGAGCAATAGCATCAACACCGAATTGTTTAAGATCTTGAACTTGCTCTCTTGTTACGGCAGCAGCAACTTGGAAAGTTTCAGCAGCAACGCTTTTAGAGAATAAGCTTAAGCCCATTACTTTGTCTGGAGTAGATTCACCTAAACCTCTTGACATTGGAGCACCTAGAGCGTTTGCGTCTTTAGCACCAGAAAATTCAGGAATATGATCTTCTAAAGCAGGTACTAATTCAGCATCAGCATAAGTTACTGTTACTAGACCAGCTGCTAAAGTATCAGCTCCTAATTTGATGATGTTTAAACCATCAATTCTAGAAGTTCCAACTTTTGTATCACCAGCTGATTCAGCTAATGCAGTTCTAATGTAAGTTGGGTGTACAGTACCATCAGCTCCTCCGTTTGCAGCGTTAGCACCTAAAGTTCCTCCTTCGTATACGAAGTCAAGGTAAGATAGTAATCCCATTGGTCCAGCCATAGGTACAACAGGTACTAGGTCTAAACCGATAGTTTGTGCAGCTACTTGCATAGCTAAAGGTAAAAGGGTTGGAGCTTTATCTCCAGATCCGTTTGCACCATCTGTTGGAAAACTTGTGTTTCCCATACCTGCTAAGTTCATACCAGGATTTAAAGACATGATATTCGCGTCTTCATAAAGCTTGTGATTGTGACAGTATTCTGACATCCAAGCTAGTTTGCTAGATTCATTGATTCCTGTTGCTTCCTCAATAATAGGAGCCCAAGTACCTCTGATCTCAGCTTCGTTAATTAAATTTGCCATTTTGATTTTTATTATTTTTAATGGTTTTTATGTTTCTCACGATTATTCGTTTGAAACTCGACTTGCTTGAGTGTTCTGCTTCTGTCACTCTTTTATCGTCGATATTGTTATTTTATATATATTACTTTTTAAATCTTTTGTTTAAAGCTGCAGCCATGTCAGATACATCGTAAAGTGGCTCGTTCTTCTTCTCAGCAACTGCTGATTCGTTAACTGCCGCTAACTTTTCTAGGTCAACTTTTACCTCTCTTAGATCTCTAGTTTCCCAGAAGTTTCTAACTTGATACTCAGTATTTAGAGTATGGTATTTAGCTTGAGCTTTAATTTGTGTTTGTTTTGCTTCAGTTAAAGACTGGAATTTTTCTTTATATTCTGCAGGAGCAGATGCCATAAAGAATGGTTCAGAGTTTTTAGCTTCAACAACTGCTTCAGCGTTTTCAATGATTGCACTAATTTGCGCTTCATTCATAAATGATCTTTTTGCAACCTTGGCTCTAACTTCAGATTTAGCATCTTCGTTTAAAGTGTTGTAAGATTCTTGTATGCTATTAGATACTACGTTTAAGAATGCAGGAGCTTCATTTTCTTTAACCTGTGCAGCTTCTACTAATGCATCTAATTTAGACGCAATTTCGTTTTTGTAAGATTCTAATGGATCGTGTACTCCATCTTCGCCTTCAGCTTCTTCATCAGATTCACCAGCTTCAGCTTCTTCAGATTCTTCATCTGCAGTTACATCTTTAGTTTCATCTTCTAATTCGTCAGCAGGCTCTCCGATGTCTCCTTTAGGATCTACATCACCTTCTTTAGAATTATCACCAACTTCTTCTAAGTCAGCTTCTTCTTTTTCAGCAGCAGGATCTTCTTCTTCAACTACTTCTTCAGCACTTTCACCAGCTTCATCTTCTTCAGCTACTTCTTCAGCACCTTCACCAGCTTCATCTTCTTCAGCTACTTCTTCAGCACCTTCACCAGCTTCATCTTCTTCAGCTACTTCTTCAGTTTCTTCAGCTTCTTCAACTTCTTCAGTTTCTTCAACTTCTTCAGTCTCTTCAACTTCTTCAGTCTCTTCAACTTCTTCAGTCTCTTCAACTTCTTCAGTTTCTTCAACTTCTTCAGTCTCTTCAACTTCTTCAGTTTCTTCAACTTCTTCAGTTTCTTCAACGAATTCTTCAGCGTTTTCTTTGTCTTCTTTGTCGACGTCTTCTACTGGATATTCTTCATCGCCTACTTTAAATGTCTTTTCGCCTTTTGCAATTGCTTCTGCTCTTGCAGCACCAAATTCATTTCCTTCTTCAACTTCTTCAGTCTCTTCAACTTCTTCATCGTGATGTGCTTCATCAGCTTCTTCAACTTCTTCTTCAGTTTCTTCAACTACGCTTTCGTTAATAGATGATGCAATATACTCAGCATACTCAGATACTGATTGTAAATTTTCTTTTAAATACTCAACATATTCCATAAGTTTTGCATGCGTGGTTGCACCTTCATTATGATTCTCTGCTAAATAATCAGTGAAATCTTTAACTTTAGAAATACCTTCAGCTAAATGTTCAGAGTATTGAATACCTTGATCTAATTTTTCAGCAACAGCCTCAGTATAAGATATACCTTGATCTGCTTTTTCTGCGACGTGTTCTGAATATTGAATAGAATCGTCTAATTTGCCAGCTAAATACTCAACATATTCTGAGAGAGTATTTACGCTTTCAACTATAGTGTCGTTATGAGACTTTACATCTTCTAACGTTTCGTCTTCGTTTGTTGCGCCGATAGACTCTTTAATGCTTTTCATTTCGTTAGCTAAGTACTCAGAATACTTATTGAAATCTTCAGCTTTTACAAATTCTGCCATGTTTTTTTCTTTATTATTTGATTCTTTATTGGTTTTAGTAATTTCTTGTGTCTCTTCAAGTGATTCATTGGTTTCATTTAAATCATATATCCATAGACCTGAATTATCATCGAATCCATAAGATTCGTTAACTCTTTTTAATTCAGCGTTTGCAAATCCTGGATCTGCAACTAAATCGTAAGTGAATAATTGTTTGATTTTTACCTTTCCGTTAGATTCAACGGCTCCGGCTGCTCTTGATGAGATTTGTAATGGTACACCAGCATCTACTAGGGCTTTAGCTTGACGACCTGCGTCAGTATCTAGTAATTTGATTCTACCTCTTACTTCTTTTGATTCTTTGTCGTAATATAATTCTTCAATAATATGAGAGACACTCTTAAGGGAAATATCGAATTGTTGCGGGTGATCTAACTCACCTAATAGCTTAGAAGACTTAATCTTGTCTTGTAATGCTTCTATCTGAGGAACGTATTCGCTCTCAGTATAGATTCGATTATTTTTATTCTTTTGATCTATTTGACCAAATATACCTTCTAGAATGTAATCTTTATTCTCAGTATCAGTTACTTTTAGCTGAGATGAAGACATTTCAACAATTAATAAGTTGTTGTTATTTGTCATAACTATGATTTATCTATTTTTATTATATATCTACTTGTATTATGCAATTATCTTAATATCTTTTAGATGTCAATATCCAGGTCTCCGTCGTCGCCTTCTTTTTTGTCATCTTCCTCTTCTTCGCCATCAGCTGCTTTTTCTTCTTCTGCGTCTTCTGCAGATTTATCTAGGTAATATGCTGTTAAAATATCCATTTCGCCCTCAGCGAATGCATCTTGCCCATATTCATTATAGAAGTAATCTTTAAAATCGCTTTCAGTTTTAGAAGCTGTAATTGCTCCTAATATTTCAGCAGATTTAATAGTAGAACCAGAATCTAAGGTCTGATCTTCTACATATATTTTAGAATCTTCTCCTGCTTTTAGCGAGTCTTCGGAAATAAACTCTTCAAATGTTTTAATAATCTTCATGTTTTATATATCTCTTTTTCTTAACTATCTAGGATTAGCGGCTATATGCCCATTCCGTCGTCCTCTTGTTCAGGTTCATCGGCGGCTGATTTTCTTTCCTTTGCTTTATATGCAGCGTTAGCTCTAATCTCGTCGTCAGTTAATTTTAAATATTTTCTGACTAGATATTCTTGATCAAAGTAATACTCTTCTTCCATTGTTTCTTGGTTAGTTGTCATTAAACTATCTCTCATACTTGAAATAAAGTCTAATCTTAATTGCATAATCTCTTGTTCTTTTAATTCAGCGAACATGTTCTCTTCATTATATCTTAAGGCTACTTGAGTCTTAAATTGAGGATCGTCTTGGAATTCAGGGTATTTAAGACACATTTGAATGTACATCGGCTTAACCAATATCTCTTGAAATACAGATCTTAATCTTTTAATAAACTTACCGAATTTGATTTCATCTCTTACCATACCATCACCTGCTAATGCATAGTCACCGCCATCATCTTCATATAAGAATCTGTTGTAAGGAATTTTAGAAACCTCTTTTAATTTGTTTTGGAAATAACTAACTGCTTCAGTATCTGAAAGATCTGGTCCTTCAGAACTAAGAGTTTCAATTTCTGGTGTTTCACCATCTTTAGAAGGTAACCAGTATTCTTTACTAAATTGTAGCATTGGCTTACCATCAGTTTCTAATGTTCCTGATTCGAAGTCAAAATCAACTACCTCTTTATAGTTATTCATTAACTGAGCTAACGATTGCTTTGCTCTAGTTTTAGATTTACCACCTACAGGTATAATAAACTTCATTCTAAATGAAGCGTTGGTTACAGCCCAGATTACTCTGGTATGTTCCATAATTCTAAGTAGGTTAAATGATCTGATTAATCTTTCAACATAAGATACTCTTGATGCTGTTGAAAGTGAAGAATAAGAAATGTAAATGATTTGAGAATCATATAATACTCTTTCTTTAGTAGGTTCGTCTTTGTATTGAACCCAAACTTTTTTACCATCGTCTTTATTGTAACCTGGCATTAATGTAACTGGATCAATTTCTTTAAATCCAATAATTTCGGTTTGGTCTGGGGAATAAATTATCTCAAATGATAAGTAACCATCAACTAGGAACTTTCTAAAGAAGTACCATGCTGATTGTTCGCCATTAAAACCAAAGTAGTGGTATATTTGTCTAAAATATTTGTTAAGGTCTTTTTGTACATCATCTGATACATCAAGTCCCATTATTTCAGGTTGGCAAAAGAAGTTTTTATCATCATATACAACTGCTTCATCACAAAGTATATCTAGAATATCTTCTACCTCATCGTTCATTGAGAATCTTCTTAATTCATCTCTCTTTCCAGGGTAATCAGTATCAAAGAACGGTACGTTCTTCTTCATGTTTATATCTCCCATGGATAGTGCAGCAAATGCACCATAAATATCATCGTTGTCTAATCCAAACGGATTCATTTGGTTGTAACCAAACTGGTCTTCCATTGGGCCAATCGCTTGAGATTGTCTAAGCACCATGTCATCATAACGCATACCAAAAGAACTTAGCGTCTTCAAAGCATTGGAGAGGCTAAATGGTCTTGCGTTAGAACTAAGAGGTCCGTTTCTTTTGTCAGTAAATCCTGCCATAATATAGTATTATTTCTGTTTTATATATCTCATTTATTTAGATGGTTTCTGAAGGCTGCTCTGATCTTGCCAACTGATGAGCCATTTAGCTCTAAAAAGTCACAAAGGGCTATCTCAGGCCATCGTTCGTATGCCACTACAACTTGTTGAGATTTACGAGTTGTTGCATATTGTCTAATTGCAAAATCAAAGCCATATCTCTTTAGGAATGATTTAGCTCCTTGGTATGATAATGATAATGGTCCTTGTGCTCTAGCGTTCTCTGTTTTAGAACCTCTATTCTGTCCTTGTATATAGCCTTTGTATTGCTCATAGACGAAATCTAAGAGGTCTTGCTTTACAGGGACTGGTAACATATTAAGATTGATACCCATGTCATTACCTGTATCTGAGCGGTTCAGCGCCAATACTACTGGATTGCTGTCCCACCATTCTGCGACAATTGGGTTTTCATATCTAAACACATATATCTTACCTTGTTGGAATGGACCTGCTGATCTAGCTACTGCCTTTTCTCTAACAGCTTTTTTAGAAGTATTAAACCAATCTTCTGCTGCACTGGCTGCTCTTGCCATTCCACCAGCTTCTTTAGATAATTCTCCTATTTGTTTTTTAATCTGTCCCATTATTTAAGTGTCTTTTCAGTTAAGACTATAAATCGCCAACCTCGGTTTTCACACCAAGCATTTGCATAAGCATATTTATCTCTATTCTTAACATACTGTTCTGCCAAAAATTTATAGGAGTTAAGTGCCTTCTTAGATTTCTTTAAAGGCGGTTTAGGTTTTTTAATCTGTGCTTCTGGCTTTATTTCAACTAGCCATTCTACTGGTGGCTCATCGCCAGTACCAGCTGTTTTCATATAAAAGTCCGGATAATAAATGTGTTCTTTTTTATCCGCAGTCCACATGTATTTAATTTTAACAGGTTCACTTGACCACTTTAATACATTATCTTTAGTATCGCACATGATACAGAACTTTCTTTCCCAAGAGGAACGATAAATGATCGGCGTTGGGCCGATATACTTATCTGGATTTTCAGGAGTAAAATACCCCTGTACAAATCCTGAGTTACCACTAGGTTTTAAGTTCTTTATTGACATTAAATATTAAACATTCCGGATTCACCATCGCCACCTTTGGTATTAATGCGATCCATTGACATTGTGTTTTTATATTTCGTAGGATGTATTTTATTCCAGCCCTTTGCATAACCTCTCTTTGCAATCTCTGTAAAGTATGCAAATGCATTGGTATATTTAGGGTTAAAATTCCTCCAGTACTTAAGAAGATCTAATATAGCAAACTGCATACAATCATTCTTGTCGTCGTCGTTTAAATATACTAGTTTTCTAATTGCTCTTTCAGCGATTAGTATCAACATCTTCTCAGCGTCCTTTGTTAACTTATCATCTTCTTTAGACAATACAATCTGATTGTATAAGTCTTTGTTATTTAAATAATTCTTTTTTCTAGGCACAGTAGTTAATTTCTATTTGATTACTAGTTATATGAAAAAAAGCCCATTTGTTTCGAATGGGCTTTTCAGTCGGTATTTTAAGAGAGTGTGATTATACTGTATCTTCAGATGATATGTTAATCTTGTACTTTTCTACTCTAAATGGTTTGTTTTCTACAAACACAGTTAAAATATCATTTTTACCTGCTTGGTTAAATTCTACAGAGTCTACTTTAATAGAACCGTCTTCTGCAATACCTTCAACTTCTGATTTTAATGTAGCATCTACATATCCATCTTCAATCGTTAGTGTATCATTTTCTAGAGCTTCAACTTCTTCGCTAATTCTAGTAATTTCAGAACCTATTAAGTTATCTGCTGCTTTAATGTCCGGAAGGTTTCTATCAGCTTCTGCTAATCTACCCTTTTGGTCATATAAGAAAGATAACATCTCTTTGTAAAGACTTATCTTTTCTAATTTTTTACCTGTTGATATTGCTGCAGATTCTAAAAGATCTTTAAACTGTTCAGTAATATCTGCTCCAGTTTGTTCTTTTACGTAATCTATTGCTGCATCACTTAGCATTTTTTCAAAGCTAGCTAATTTAGTAGTTTCGTTTACTCTAAATACAAAAGCATTTTTCTCTGCTCTCATAGTTACTACAGTAACATCTCCTTGTGTAGCTTCTGTTACAAAATCTAAAACTTTATATGAGTTATAGTTTTCACATGCTAATTGAAATGCATCGATTAATTTTTTATCTGCGTATTTAATATATGCTGATGAAAAGAACACTTCAGATAGTTTATCTTCAGTACCTATTGGCATTTCGATATTACCTGCTTTATATAAGTTCTCATTTACATCGTATGAAAATTTTACTGTTAGGCTATTAGCTTTCGCTTCGCTTATTGCAGTTTTAGTAGTTTTAATTTCCTTATTAGCTTCTGTTAAGGCTCCGGATTTTTCATCTTTGCCATAAGAAATTCTAAGTTCTTTTGCAGTCTTTTCTAGGAATGTCAGCTTTTCAGTTAGAGCTAAATAGTTATCAAAATTTTCTACTGAACCTTCTTGTATTTTAGTTACTGATGATTTAGCATTGTAATCATAGTAAAAAGAAATACCTGATTCGTTAATATCGAATATCTTACCGGCAGCAACTAGAGTTTTAAAAGTATCATTAGTTTCTGTGATAGCTTCAATATGACTTCCTGTGATTTTAAAATCACCTCCAGCTGCATGGAAGATATAACCCTGTCCTTGTTCTAGGATTGGTGATTTAATTTCTTTGTTAAATGTATTTGTCATTATCAAATTTTTATGTTTTCTTAATGTATATATCAATCATTTTCTTCATCTAGTTTATCACCCCATGGGAAGCGCTTTGCTTTTACCTCGTAATTGTCTCCGAGGAGTGCACTATCTGGAGTTCCCATGCCCGGTGTGGTTAGATTACTATTACCAATACCGAACATTCTATTAGATTGTTTTCTACGTCTACTAAGACGTTTAATTTGAGATTCTGTTGTTAATTGATTACCTAATGCTTCTAAAATAGCAGGGTCTGTTACGTTAATGCCAGTCTCAGTTTTAATCCACTGTTCTCCATTAGATTCCCATTTAGCTGGTTCATAACTATCATAATATACTCTAGGAAATCCGGTTGCATCTAAGAATCCATTAGGATCTATATAGTCTCCAACAGTACCATTAGCATAAGAAGTTCTAGTGAATTTTCTATACACATCTTCTTCAAAATCAAACGATGGTATAAATGAATTTATTTCTAAACTAAATGTAACTTTATGGTTTTGTTTATCATCAAATGAATATTCAACAGGTCTTTCTTGTGTATAATCATCTGGCATCATATACTCAGATGCAATTCTATAAGTACCCTCTTCTAAATGACCAGCATCTACGTGGTAGAAATTAGCCTTGTACATTCTTTTTACAATAGCCTCAGTAACTTTAAATAAGTCTAATTGGCTAGAGAGTAAAATTTCAACGTCAACTCCAATTGTACATGGGATCATTTCAAATTCTGCAACATAGCCTTCCATTAGGCCATCTTCATTCATCATCATATAATGACCCATATTTCTTTTGTTAACTAATTTAGATGGGTCTACTGCGAATGAAGTTAGGTTTACAATACCTCTTGGTACTTTATCGTAATTACCGTCTGCAAACTCTCCGTTAGGATCACAGCTTTCGCCATTTGCATTAGAAAACAAGAAACTATCTTTCATAAAATTCTCATCTCCAGATACTGCATAAAAGAAAGGTACATCGATTTCTGCCCTTTCATCATTACTGATCTGTCTATAAAAACTAAGTTTACTATTAAGATCAGCTAATAAGCCGACAATAACATGTCTAATAACTGAATCGTCTTTGTTGAATTTTAAATTATATGTAGCCATAGGTTATATATCTTCATTTACTGGAAACAAAAATGGCCAATATTTCTATTGGCCATTTTTAATTAAATTTAATTAGAGTTATGCTTCACAATTTCCAATAGTAGGATTAGTATCTAATAGTTGATGCGCTTGCGCTGATGTTGATCTAACAACTACATAAGTTTCAGCATCGAAAACGAGTCCTTCAGAGATCAGTACCTCATTAGCTTCGTATGCGTTAAAACGTATCAAATCACTTGATGATGTTTTTAGTATGTAAATGGTACTTCCACCACATGCTGTAACCTCATAATAGTAATCTGTAGGAGTAGGATTTTCTTTATTGCCACCTTCGTCGCCTTGGTTGCTATTTACTCCGTCGTAATTAGTCCAAGCTCCAAGAGTTGTGTTGTTTATAGCTGCTACTGCCTCTGCGTCATTTGCGAATGTTCCAATACCTAATTCATTTGCAATACCTAAGAAATCTGCTTGAGTAGGAACTCCTTTAAATGCTAGTTTTCTAGCTGTTCCATCAAAACCGTATCCTTCTACTACATCCCCAGGTACATAACTTGCAGTATCAATTGTACCTTCTGTGTTAAATGCTTCTGGTAATTCGCCATTAATTTCTGCTGTATAACAAATAATTGAATGAAATCTATCTTCATCGGGTCCCATCGTCCACTCAAAACCTGCGAATTGTTGTCCTGGAACTTCATCTCCACCTTGAAATGGAGTGATGTAATTATCTTGAACAACCAATCTTGCGCCATGTTCTGTATAGCCAGGGAAGTTATATGTTTGTGTTACGGGCTTATACCCAAAATGTCTTGCTAAAACTGCCATAATTTTATTTGTTGTTTATTTTATTTCTTTTATTATATATCCTAGTTAATCTATATTTTCGATAGTAAACTTAGAAAAGCCGTTCTCTCTATATATTTGTATCTTCTTATCAAAAATCTCATGTGGCAAAACAGAGTGGTTAATAACAAACGTATTGATTTCATGTTCTTTGATTACTTGATTTAAAATCTTTAATATGTTGTAAACACCATCATGGTCTACTGAAGATAATAGCTCATCTAAGAACAAAAGGTTTAGTTGTGGGAATCTTAACTTTAAGATCTTAATGATTGCGATAATAACAATAAAGTCTGCTTTCTTACGCTCACCAGTTGAAAGTGTCATTGGATTAATATCTTCACCTAGGTGATTAATAATACAATTAAACTTCTCATCAAATCTAATATGGAATTGCAAGTGCATCGTTTGAGTCATTGCAGCTATATTAGTATTAAGTCCTGGTAGGATAGTTTTAACTGCTAAATTCTTTACTCCATCTTCACCTAGTATATTTTCTACAATTTCCATAAAATTATAGTCTGCATTTAAGGTATCTTTACTTGTAGATTTAGCAGCCTCTTTTTCTTCAAATTCTGTAATAAGATTTCTTAAGTGGTCAAAGTCTGAACCTTCTGGAGTATCTTTTAATTTAACGAGTTCTCCTTTAAGTCCTCGCATCGTTACTTTGTTATCTGAGATCTGTCCTTCTAAATCTAGCTTAGCCTCTCTTGCTTCAATTACTTTGTCCTGTAATAAATCCATCTCAGCCTTAATTGATTTAATCTGATCTGTACTCGATTCTATCTTATCTGCAAATTCTACTTTCTGAGTTTTGTGCCAATCTGAAGTTAACTTAGTTTCACATGTCGGGCAATGACCACTCTCATATAGCTTTAACTTCTTATTTAGATAATCTATTTCTCTTTTAATATCACCTGCTTCTGTGCGCTTTTCATTCCATTGAGTATTAAAAGTATTCATTGCACCTTCTTCCTTCTTACGATTAGCATCAATATCTAATACCACTTCATGTAGTGCTACTAATTCATCTTTTAATTCTTGGATCTTAGATTTATTTACATTTTTAGATTCTTCTAACAGAGTATTTAGTTTACCTCTAACCGATCCAATTGAATTCATTATCTCATTTAACTCAGCGTCAAAAGCATCAATATCGAATTTAATATCTCTACGTTCATCTTTGATTTGCTTTTGCATATCATTAAGAATAGAGAAGCCAAACATTCTATCAATAATTTGTTTCTTATCCGAATTAGACATGGTTAAGAAAGATTTAAAATCATTTACTGATAAGATAATTATATTTTTAAATACATGGTATGGAATACCGAATACCTCTTCTTCTAAATAATCTTGTACAGATTTTTTACCGGCTTTATCAAATTCAACTCCATTGATTAATACAGAAAACTTATTAGGCATTAAGCCTCTTTCAATTTCAATCTTCATAGTACCACACATAAGACCGATCTTAACATGTAGTTCTTTATTAATTCTATTTGGTAGATCTGATAATTTTACACCTTCAACTTTACCATACAAAGCATAGATAATAGCATTGGCAATAGTAGTTTTACCATCACCGTTTTTACCTAGAGTTAAAAATAACTCAGAGGTGTCTTCTTTAAATTCTATTCTCTGTTTTTGATTTCCGTAGGAAGCAAAATTCTTAAATTCAATATAGTCTATTCTCATTTATTGATCTGTGTCGTAGTTGTATGCTTGTTGAGTATACAATTGTTTTAACTTGCTCTTTAGTCTTATCGTTAAATCATCATCTTGTTTCATACTATCTACATACATATTACATAAATTAAGAATATTGTAATTTTTATACATCTCCTCAATTTCATTAATGTCATAAAAGTCTTTATCAATATATGAATCTTCTTCATAAATATTTGGTTCTAGCTTTCTAGAAATATTTTGAATTTCATTAACCAACTGGCTTAATGCATTGGTTGTAGCGATCTGCGATGGAACGAATAGATCTACAAAGTTATTCTTTATTTGCTTCTTAAATTGACCAAGAGGCATATCATATAGCGCTTTGATATTATACCTTAAGAACTTAGGTGAATCATGGTTTTCATGGAAAGTCTCTTCCATTGTTTCTAGATC